GTAGAGGCCGTCATTGATCTCGCTGGTCGACTTGCCGAACGTGACCGCCATGCGCGAGACGTCAGCCGACAATTCTTTTACGCGCTGCGCGCCGCCGTCAGTAATCGAGCTGACGTTTGCCATCTCGCGGCCGAACTGCACCGACTGGTCGACACCATCCTTGATCACGTCGATCGCCTTGCCGACGCCTTGCTGCGCCAAGCTCGACAGGATGTTGCCAGCCGCGACCGAGAGCGCGCCAAGGCTTCCCGCCATGCCCTTCAACTTGTCGTCGGTCTTGTTCAGCGGCCCATCGTCCGTCTGAATGCCAAGCTTGATCAGAAGGTCACGGATGATCATCGTCTAGCCGCCTCCCTTCGCGCCTGCTCGATCGCCTTGTTCTTCTCGCGCACTCGATCGGCCACGAGCAAAACGTCGTCTAGCGACCATTCTGCCTGCACTTCGATGAGGCTTCTAGCATAGCCAGCCTCCACCGGCAGCGTCCAAAGCCACCGCGTCTTGACGGCGTCCGCGCGCAGCTTGCGTAGCTCGATCTGCTCTTGGGCTTGCGTCAGCTTGCGGACTAGGGCTGCCCTGCTCCCACCGCTCGCAAAAAAGACCCGCACGAATGCTCGATCGCCGCCAAGTGCAGCGCGTACAGGTCGGCCAGGTCGTGCTGCTCGCGCGGCGTCTTGCCGTCTGCTGCCATGACCGACGTGCCATCCAGCGTGCAGCCGTGTAGGACGCGCGTCCAGACAAGGTCGCGGTATTCGCGGTCGCGCAACATCTTCGCCGCCTGCGTCAGCATCCGGCCCGCAGCCTGCACCGAGTCGATGCCTGCCGATTCAGCGCGCAAGGCTTCGTCGCCCGCCGCCGCCAGCAGCTTGCCGCGCCACTCAGCCACGATGCACGCCACATCGAACGCGGTCGCCGCGTCCAGCTTGGCGATGGTTGCTTTCTTGCCGTTGATTTCGATGTCCTTAGGTTCGCGCACGGGTTTCCTCCATGCGCCCCTATTTACACCTCGTTGCCAGCGTATTCAACCGACAACTGGCCGATGAACGTGTACTCAACCGTGCCGACTTCGGCGCTGTAGGTGACGGTCGGCTCTTTCATGAACGCGGCGTGCGGCATCGTCACGACCTGCCCGCCTTGCGAGTTGGTCACGGCAATCGGAATCGTGGTTGACGCGCCGGCGCCATACTTCTGCGCGAACAGCAGACCGCTGAGGTAGTTGTTGCTCAGCGAGGTCTGGAGCAGCGTCACGGTCACTTGGCCGCCACGCAGGCCGCGTTTGTACGAGATGGCCGGAGAGCCATCCGCGCCTTCCTTGAGCACCGCCGCGTCCGTGCTGAACTCCGCCGAGACGAAGTCGCCGTCGCCAAAGCCGCTGACCGGGACGCCACCGATAATGATGTTGATGTCGTTGGGAGAGTAGCTGCCGAGCAGGTTAGCCATCATTGGTGGACCTCATCAGACCGAGATGTTGAGCGTGAGCGAGACCGACTGGATGGCGCCGGTGCCGACCAGATTCGCCGTGATGTTGCCCAGGTGACGAGCCGTCTTGTCGGCGCCCGACACTTCCGAGATGTCCGGGATGTGCCACGCGGTCGCGACCTTGAACGGTTCGAGCATCTGCAACGCCACATACCGCTGGCAAACGTTGATCGCCGCCTGCGCCACCGCCGCGATGCCCGTGTTGTTGAACGGCAGCTTGCCGACCTGCGGCGTCAGCACCGCCATCACGGCAGCCTGCACGTCCGACTCGAGCCGATCGCGCATCGCAACCGTGTCGACGAAGGCGTGCTGACCAGCAGCGACAAAGCCAGACGTCTGGCCCTTCTGCACTTGATCGATGTTGCCGATCGTCACGTAGACGTTGCCGCCATGCGTGGTGACGTTGGCGTATTCGCTCGAGGACAGGTCGTCGGTCGCCGGACCCGCCAGTGTCTTGCCGTGCGCCGTCGCTTGGCCGAGGCCCTGCGGAATCAACTTACCGGCCAGAGCCGCATCGCACGGCTTCGCGCCAACATTGGTCGTGGCGATGCTGGCCGTATTCTGCGAGGCGCCGAGCGTGCAGGCATAGCCCGACAACACCACGTCCACCAGCGGATCGAGCGCGGTAATCGTGATCACACGATCGTTCGCCGTACCACCACCCACCGGCACAACTGCCGCCGTGCAGATAGCGCCAGCGCCAGCGCCAGCAATCGCCGAGGCCAAATTCGCCAGCGTGGTATCGCTATCAGCCGCGAACACCACCGGACCGACTGCTGCGCCGTTGACGTTGATCGTCACCGAGTTGAGCGCAACGAATGCCGCCGAGATGGTCAGAGTTTGCACCTGTGCATTCGCCTTGCGCGCGAAACAGGTTGTGCGAATCGCGTTCGCCGTCTCGAGCGTGGTGATGGTGCTCGGGGCGCCCGTAAAGGCCGCCACATCCTGCGACTCAGCGAAGAACAGATGGCGACGAGTCGCCACGCCTTCGCACCAGGTCGCGACCGTCGAGATGTCGCTGGCGCTGCGCGAGGTCAACAGCAGCGCGTACCAGATGCCGTCAGCGGCTTCCACGGCCGACAGCTCGGCGCTCGACAGCGTCGAAACCGACGCCACCTTGAACTTGGCGACCCGCTGCGATTGCGACGACAACGCCAGCGCCAGCTTGTACGCCTTGGTGTAGGTCGCATAGCCCGCATTCGCCAAGTCCTGCATGTTGTAGCAGGTCGTGATGACCGGCACACCAGCGGCGGCGCTCTTGATGTTCTGCGTGTCGATGATCATCGGCACACCGAAACCATCGACCGAGGCGGCGGCGCCGAGCAGGTTGATCTGAATGTCCACCAAGGTGCTGCTAGGAAGCTTCGCCATCTTTTCGCCTCGTTAGATCGGCACGCCGTCTACTTTGATTCCTGCGATGTCCACCGTCTCGATCCAGCCGGAGACTTCCGTGCTGCTGTCAAGCGTGGCGACCGTCACGTCGCATTGTGCGCGACTTTCCGCGCGAGTGTCTAGCAGCGCCGTCAAGTCTCGCACAGGCCCATCGACCCATGCCTTGCAGCCAGCCTGCCGCAGCGCCAAGATTCGCCCGTCTGTGCGCAGCTCGCGCGTCAACTGAGCCAGCAGCGCGCACGCATGGCCTGCGCCAAATGCCGTGTTGCTATAGACGTTGACGCTCAACGTATGCCGCCGATGGTGCGAATAGGCCACCGTTCCCGGCGTCGTCGTGTTCTGCACCTCGTCGCTGCCTTGCAGTCCAGGTGCAATGTCGCGTGTCGTCAGGTTGAGCGCCACGAAAGGCTTGGCCGGCATCGGAAACTGCGCGCCGTTGTTCGACGTCGCAAACTCCCACATGACCGTGCAGCTCGGCATCGCCGCCTTGCAGGCATCGTAGAGCGCGTCGTAGACGTTCGGCCAAGTAAAGGTCGCCATCGCTTAGGGCTCCACCGTGCTCGAATAGAGCACAAATCGGCGATACTGGCCGTGGTCGACCCACTGCCTGTCTTCCCAGATTTGGTAGACCCGGCCGGCGTAGATGATTTGATCCGACTGCGTGATCGTCGTGCTGCCAGATGGGCTCGGCTGGTCGCCCTGCACGTCCGCCAGTGTGTGCATGAGGTAGCGCGCCGTCAAACGGATACCCTCGGGCAGCATCGCGCGCATTCGACCCGTCAGCGGTTGCATGGCCGCGGCGATGACCGTATCGGTCGAAGTGCCAGCTGTGAAGATACCCTTGCTGCCAGCGGTCGACGAAATAGCGCCGGGAGTGTAGCGCCGCCTCGTCACGGTCTGCGACGCCAGCGAGGTCACCACATCCGAGACGATGACAGGTACGCCGCTCATGTGCCCGCCTCGCTAGTGGTGGTCCGACTTGCCGAGCCCCAGCCAGCCACGCCGCCGCCAATCCGGTATTGAATCGAGTTGATCAACTGTCCGGTGTCAATAAGCGGCGTCATCTCGCCAGCATGCGATGCAGCACCGCCACCATGCGCGCCCTTGGCAAGTCGCCGTTCGACCGTGCTCGCAGCAAGAGGCGGCGCAATTTTCGCGCGAATGTTTCGCTTGGCTTGATCTGCCGCCATGATGCCGATGCGTTCAACGGCCACACGCGCCCGAAGCTCACCATGCGCGACCTTGGATGCGTTTTCTTGCGCCTGCTCGATGACGCGGGGGTTGTCTAGCACTGGCCGCAGGAATGAACGCTCGGGCACATTGCCAGCGCCAAACTCATGCACCGCGCCAATGTAGGCATTATTTGCCATGCCACCTTCATCGCGGCTTGCATCTTCGGCATGGACTCCGACCGTGATCACAGCCTTGCGAAGCTTGGCAAGCTCGCGGCGGATTCGATCGTAGACCTCGCGGTTGTCTTTGACCGTGACGCCGCCAGCCATCAGATGACCACCCGCCCACCAGCGGTCTTGCGCCGGATAAGCTGCATGAGCGCCATGCCGTAAGCGGTCGAGTTGAGGCCGTGGAGCGTCTTGAAGCCTGCATCGTTGCCGATGCTGACGTCGCCCACGCTGCGGCTGGTCACGGGTCCATTTGAGCCCGAGGCGCCGCCGCTGGAACGAACGCATTGATGCGCGACCCAGAGCAGTGTGGCTTGGTCCGCGTCGGTCTGCATCACGCTCGGCGAGACTGCGCCAGGAGCGAAGCCGATCCAAGTCGTGATGACAGAATCAGAGAGGCCCGACAACTCGGGCGCGAAGGCTTTTACATCCGCCGCAACCACAGCCATCGGGCCTCCCCTACGCTCTTGCGCTTGGCATTACATGCCGTAGCGAGCCTGCAACGCCACCGGGTAGCGCACATTCACGCCGCCCGCTTGCGCGTGGATGGCCTGCGTGATCAGCGTATTCTCGATGTCCGGCGGCAGGAAGACGGGCGCCAGCGGCAGGATGCGGCCGGCCACGCTCGGATCGAAGCGATAGCACAGCATCCACTTCGCGCCGCTGCCGTTGTCCTCCAGCTCGGGGTGCGACGTCACTTCGACGTTGCCACCGCCAGCCGCGGCCAGAGCTTGCTTCACGAAGTCCAAGATCGTGACGCTCGTAAGCTGCGAGCGCGCCGTCGTGGCGATCTTCATGTAGCTGCTGGTCGACAACGCCAGACGGTTCGGCAGCAGGTTGCCCTTGCCCTTCACCGCGGTGACGACGGCCGTGATCAGAGCGGTGATGTCCGCTTCGATCTCGTCCGGCGTCTTGTTCGCCCACAGCTGCGAGCCCGCAGCACCGTTTGCAACAGCCGACTTCGTGATGTTCGTGTTGCTGTAGATGCCTTGGATGCCCTCAGCCGAGTTGCCGTACCAGTTCTCCGTGTTGATCGTCTCCGAGACGAAACGCATCGCACCCTGAAGCTCCAGCGCCGGCAGCGGGATGTTGCCCAGAGCCGCACGCGCGATGTCGTCGAGGCCCCACTTGGTGTGGGCAATCAGCGGCGCCACGGGCTGCTGGTTCTTCTGCACCTGAATGTCGCTCGCGGTGCCGATGTCCTTGTAGTTTCGGCTCAGGCGGCCACCGGTCGTCCACGTCTGGGTCTTCCAGGTGTAGACTTCCTGATACGGCTGCGGCTGGTCCACGGCCATCGGGAACGCCGACATCGAGGTCAGGTCGGCCAGCGGTTGCTGGGCGATGACCGCCGAGACGTATTCCAGCTCACGAGCCAGCGCGTAGCCGCTCGCGGCGTCGGCGCGATAGCCCATGCTCTTGCCCAGCGCGTCCACAGTGTGGCGCAGCGCCGAGTGATCGTAGCGGTCCCACCGCTTCGCTTGCTTGTCATAGCCGATCGGGTTCAAGTCGAAAGCCCCGCGGCGCATAAGAGTATTCATGCTCACTCCTCGTCTAGCTCGACATTACGCCGGCAGGTTGACTTCCAGCAGCGCCTTGCCGCTGGCAGCGGTAAACACACCGCAGAACTTCGCGCCGCTCACGCTATCAGCGTTGCCGCCATCGTTGTCCGCGCGGAACGTGCCCTTGGCCTTGCCCACGCCAGCCGTGTTCTGGCAGTAGACGGTCGACGACGAGTCAACGTCAGTCGTGATCGGCACCCACACCATGCCGCGACGCAGCACCGGCATATTCGGCCAGCCGCTCGCGCTGTAGGCCGCGCTCTCGATCGGCAGCGAGCCATCATCGAACGCCACACCGAGGAAGTTGCCAGCGTACAACTTGGCGCTGTCGTTGCCAGCATCATAGCCAACACCGTAGCCGGGCTTGACGTCGGTCGCATCGACCAGGACGTAGCTGCGAGCGAGCAGGTCGGCATCATGGCCGTAGCCCAGCTGACCAATGGTGCCAGCCGACAGGAGGCTGGTGACCGAAGTAAATCCACCGTAAGAGTAAGCCATCGAATCCCCCGATTAGCGCCAGCGCGCCGCAAGCAGTTGGTTGGGCGTCAGACCGCGATCGGCCTTGCGCTTCTTGTCCTTCTTCTTCTTGTCCTTCTTCTTCGCGTCGTCTTCGTCGTCGTCGTCGTCCTCGTCGTCTTCGTCGTCCTCATCCTTGCCGCCCATCTTGAAGCGGTCATAGGCGTCGTCGTCATCATCCTCGTCGTCGCTATCATCCTCGTCGAGGTTCATGGCGCGAGCGATGACGGCAGCGGCCGTCGAGGACTTGCGGGCGGACTCGAGCGCCGCATCGAGGCGAGCGGCAACGTAGTCGTCGGACTTGTCGGCGGGAACGTTGACGCCCAGCTTGCTCAGCATGTCGACGCGAATCTCGCGATCGGTCTTGCCGGCGGCGTCGAACTTGCGACCGCAAATGGCCTTAGCGACGGTCTCCAACTCCACGCGAGCACGGGCGGCAGAGACTCCATCAGCCTTGAGCTTGGCAATCGCCTTCTCGTGGTCAGCACGGGCCGCATCCAAAGCCGCACGAGCGGCGTCACGTTCGGCCTCGGCACGATCGGCGCGCGACTTGGCGGCGTCGGTCTCGGCAGCGCGAGCCTCCAAATGATCCAAGTGAGCCTTTGCGGCAGCAGCGGTCGTGCTGTCGGCGTCGAGCTTGACGCTTCCGATCGTGATTGCAGCCATAGTGTCTCCTGCGTCGTCTAGTCGTAGCGCCTCATGCGCCATCGTTGCAAATGCTGGGACAGTCGCAAGCGCCATGTCAACATCTGACCGCTGCCGCGCAACAATCCCTTCGGCCCACCGCCGTCCGGCGTCGCCGCCCCAAAGCAGCCATGCCTGATAGCCCTTGCTGTTCTGGCCCCAGCCTTCGCCTTTCTTGTCGACCTCGTGGCGCGCAAAAAACGAGACCATGCGCTTGATCGTCGACAGACTCACCGCCTCACGGTTTGCCAGCTGGCGCGCGCGGGCAAGGCCAACCTCAGTGCCACCGCGATTGCTTGGCGGCTCTTTCTCGCGAATCGCGAGGCCACGCTTGGCAGCCGCCGCGACCGATGCAGGCGGCGTAAAGCTGTCCTCGTCATCTTGATCAAGGCTCACGATGTCGTCATCTGCCGAGTCCATCGCCACGCGAACGTCTGGGCCGTGTCGGCCACGGTCGACCAGTGCGACGTGATTGGCGCGCCGCGTGATTTGGATTGCGTCATACTGCTGGCCCTGCCACGTACCAGGCGTCGGGTTCAAGTCGCACTCGTAGCCAAGGCTGATTTCTTGGTGCGTGCTGCGAGCGGCGTCGATGGCGAGCCCGTCCCAGATCGTAATGGCGCTGCCAATCATCGACTGCACGCGCACCACCGTCTCGCCAATGGCACCGACTGCAAATTGACGCGCTGTGTCACGAGTCAACGGCCGCTGCGGATGGTTCAGCGTCACCGGCGCCAGCCGCAAGCTATCCAGCCACGTCGGGTCGGTCAACGTCGACATCGGCACGTATTCGCGCCAGATGGTGTCGCCGTCCGTGTAGCTGTAGATGCCTTCCTTCGCCAGCGTCGCGCGACCGATGAAGCGGTCCGCGTCTGCCTGCACGGCGTCTTGGTGAAGCACGGCAATGTCGTAGCGTCGCTGCATGTGCCTAGCGTCTCCGCTGCCCTAGTGCCACGTCAAGCCTAGAGCGCCGCCGACCGCCGATTGGCAAGCCGAATCTCCGATGCCACCGCCGAGATTGCACGCGCGCGGACCTGCTCCTCCGTCGCATCTGGCCCCATCCGCTGCGTCGGTCCCACAGCCACCACGCGGTCGATGTATTCCTCTTCGCTCATCGGTTTCGCCAGCGCAATCTCTTGCTCACTGGTGCACGGCGAGGCTGTGCATCGGCACATGATAGGTTCGCCGGGATTGCCAATCAGCGGCGGCTCCTGCCATGACCAGATAGTGCCCTCGAGCGCCAAGTGCTCAGGCCGCTCGCGGTTGTCCTGCACGCCCATCCACTGATAGTGCGTGAATCCGGCGGCGCGCTGCTGCGTGCGATTGCAGTCGGCGTTGTATTTGCCGGTTTGGTCGCGCGCGATGAGCGCGGCTCGCCGCACAGCGATTCCTTCCTCGTCGACCAGCTTCGCGGCGATTGTCTCCCACCGCGCGCCGTCTGGCACCATCTCGTCGATGTGCATCTTGATGCGGTCGCGAATCTCGAGCGGCTGCGACGTGATAAGCTCGTTGTTCGTCCGCAGCCATGACGTCCGCGCCTCATCCAGCGCCGAACCGGGCTCGATCGGATTGACACCGAGGCTCTCGAAGACGCGCAGATTCGCCTTGACCG